TCAAGTCTCTACGACTTTGATTCTTGATAATAATGAAGGCATCTTTATTATATTTACGAGTACCAATAGGAGATTGCCACTTCTTATTATACTCCTCACCTACATCAATACCAGAAACGGAAGTTCCTCCAATCTCTACATCAATCTCATCACCTTCTTTCCAACCTAAAACTTCAAGGACATCCTGAATTTTATCCATAATTCCATTGTCATTCCAAGCAAAGAAGTTATCATCATTCTTTGTCCAGTCGTGTTTGGGGATAGAATTCATAACTTTCTCATCTGGATCTAAACTTCCGTGCATAAAAAAGAGGGCGATTAACCCCCTCATTATATCAAAATTTTATTCATCAGTCAAATGGTCAGCACAAGAAAGAGTATCACAAGGAGGACATTCCAGTTTAGCAAGAACTTCCTGATTATGTTTTTCGAGAGCACATGGCATTGCCTCTTTGAGTGCTTCTGTTACATTCTCTTTGAATGAACGATGAGGGATGAAGATCTCATCATCCTCAGTCTTGTAATCCTGGTGTGTTTCTTTGAACTGACGATCTACATCATACAACATAGATTGTACCATGTCATTGATGACTTCCAGTGTTTGTGGTTGAAGTTGATCCCAGTTGTATCCAGGGAACATATCATCCTTGACACGATCTAGCAATGCTTTCTTACAATGCCACTGACTATCAAAGATTTGGGTAAATGCTTCCCAGTCGTGTTGGGATTTGAAATTTGGAATACTCATTTGTTAAAACTCTCCTGAAATTCTTTCCAATTTTTATCAAGTTGTTTCTCTGCCCATCCCCATTGACCATGCTCCATACCATCAATCTGGGCACATTCAATCTCATCTTTAATGAGACGACGGAGCATTTTGATTTGATCTTCAGTCATAAGTCGTAAAGAGAAATACTTTGATTGTTTGTCCGTCATCCTGAAGTGATACTTGAACATTAGAGCATTCGTATCTCACAAACTCTCTTCCTTCACCAGTAATCACTTCTACACGGGTGACATCAGGATAGTTCTTTAGGAAATCTCCATTTGGTTGTTGGATGTCTTCGTTAGTCATTCTGCCTCACGATAGTCTAGTGCGTTAAGTGTTCTCCACATTACAATCTGTTCAAAACATTCTCCAAGACTGCGACAAACAAAACTATCTTCATCAATTCCATCAGGACCATCCCAGATTGTAGCAGTATATCCTTTGGTTGGATGTGGAGTATAAGTGATTTCAATTCTCATTGGTCTTGGAGCATCTCCCAGTATTATAACCCGTCAAGAAGGCTGAGTGCAACCACTTGTACATCAGATCTTTTAATGTGTTCTCGTCTTGTACTTTACAATCACCAAAGAACCACTCTGAACGAAGGGAATAAGGACTCCCATAGTCATCATTAAACCACTGCTGAAATGCGACTTCAGCAGTATCTTCCCACTCCCAATTGTTTGCTGGATGTTCAGTCATCGAGTTGCTCCAGGGCGAGGCGGATGGTGTGTACGGCATCACAACGCCCAAAGAAGTTTGCTCCTTTTAGGCTCTTATCAACCCAAGCCAATTCTTTTAGCGCCTGCTCTTTCAAGCTCGGCGGCTTGGGGCGGCGGGCAAGGCGAAGGCGTGGTCCGTATTTTCCGTCCACTGCGCCCACCCACTCACAGCACGCCTCCAGCTCCTGGTCTGCGCCCCAAGCTGCGGCACGGGGAATAACAAAATCTGCGAAAGAAAGTTCTTCATTATCACCGCGCTCCCAAGCGGCAAACCACTGCTTTTCCAGCTCAGGCGGTGGGGTGATGGGGTGTTGGTTAGTCATCATCAACATCTCCAAATACTTCAAGTCCAAGTTCTTCCATAATGTCCTCCATTTTATTTAGAGTTTCAATATTAACCCTAATATCATCCTCATCTACCAGTTCATCTGCACTCAACACCAGAGCATTCCAAATCATATTGAACTGCCCCTCTGTGAGATTCAGTTGAATTGTTTTTTCAGTCATTTACCCACATCCCAGTAATTGTATCAATGTCTGCTTGTCTAAACCACCAACGAGAACTTGGACGGTATCCATAAGACATTACAGTGTCGTCTGTGGAACTATCCTGCCACACATCACCATCTCTCTCATTAAACGGATGCTCCATGCCAAGAAAATGACCAAACTCGTGAAGGTAAATCCATTTCTTTGACTCCATACCAGTGAACGATTTCACGTAGAGGTTCCACTTATTACCAGTGGGAGAGTAATATGGAACAGCAAGACCAAGATAATTTGGATTATCTCCAACTAACTTAGTTTCAAAGAACTTCAGTTCAGCATGTTTTTGTCTCTTTACAATCTTAAAATCTATGTTGATTAGATTCTCAACATATGAAAGCATTTTACTAATAAATGCTTTTGGTTCACAAGTTTTGTGAATAAAAGTCTTCACTATACCATCATCAAGGATTGGTTGTGTGAAATTATAATGGGGTTGTGAAATAAGTTCAATCATTGAATTCAGAAATAATTTCCCAATGCATATCAGATTTGTCACCAAAACGATTTACACCACTGCGAGTACTCACCCACATAGCGTATTCACCATTCTCAGAGACAAGAAACAACTCACCACCAGTATCCTGTTCTACAATACAAACAGGATTTTTGTTCATCACATTAGCAAAGCGATTCTTTGCCTTGCTACTCTTAGGTTTGACAATTACTTTTCTCATGCCATTAGTGCTCCAGTGGGGATTTCAACAATTTCAGGGTGTTTGTCATCTTCAAACTGGTGCATATCGTAGCACACCCACTCACCATTACGGAAGACGTAAGCATACTCTTCACTCTTATCGGGGTGTAGATAACCAAGAATATCTACATCAAGACGAGGAGGACAATCACTACCATAATACTCTGGTTCGTTGTCATTATTCCAGCAGACACTCATATCACCACCATCAATCAGTTCTGCTGCTTTAGCACGAGTGTTGTAGTGAGTGTTGAGAATACGACCCAACCACTCAGGATAACCATCCCAGTGGTGGTAAGCAGAGACAATAGAACCATTCTTGAGTTCTAGACCGATGCGAGCGCGGGTTGCCATGAGGTTTCTTGCGTATGAAACTATTATAGGGTATCAGGTGGGCGTGTCTGTGTCCTCTGTGCCACCTGTTGAACTGTCCACGTCCCATGGTATTTTACGCTGCCACATCCTTAGAAGTGCTTCAGTTGGTTCAGGAGGATTATTAATTGCATTGAACATTGTATCATAATCTTCCTCACTCACATAGAATGTGATTGGTTGTTGGATGTCTTCAGTCATCGATAGTCACCTGATTTCCAGCGACGATACCTTGCTAGATTGCGTGGTTTAAAGTCTAGAACATCAAAACGAAGTTCAAAACGTTTCCATCTAAATGTAAAACCAATGTCACGAGGACCAATACCAATGACTCCATATGGATACCATTGAAGAGGAGGATATTCATCCCACTGAATTACCATATCAATGAGAGCAAACTTAGGATAGAATGAGAGTAATTGGAAATACCACTCATGCCCGAAGTCTTCGTAATGGACGTAATCAAAGAGTTTCATCTGAATAATTTACATAGAGATTGTCGCCACCGATGTTGAGGTGATAGATTTTGCCATCGTTGAGATAGATTCCCAACCACACAGCACGTCCCTCTTCCATCACCTCATAGTGTAGCATAGAAACGTCCTCAAGGACGATCTCATCAGGATTTTTAATAAATCTACTCATCTTGCACCACCTCATTCCATGCTTTCTTAAAGTTACGGTCCCAGTTGCCAGTATAAACTGGCATGAAGGCATTTAGAGCATGTGCAATGTCATGTGCAGCATCCATACGATTGTTATCCATTGCCTCAGTCAGTTCTTCTAACATGAAACTAATTGTAGTAATGTTGGAGAATGACTCTTCCAACTTGTTCATTACATCCCAGTGCTTACTGATCATTGTTCTCCTTTAGTTAAGATTTCATAGTTCTGTACTATACCATTTTTAAAATGGATACGGCAATCTGGCCAATCTTCCCACTTTCCTTCCCAGTTTTCTGGATGGATTGTAACATATTTGCTAATGGAATATGGTCTTACTTTACCATGAGTTCCGTTTGGAATCCACCTAAAGTTTAAGAGTGCTAACTTATCATTATATCCATCATCACCTTCTTTGAGTTCTACAAAGTCAGCAGTTTGCGTATAATCAATGATATAAAGTTGTCCATCAGGAGAAATCCAGTATTGGGTCATGGTGCCACCAATACCATCTTCAATGTCTTTTGTTTGACATTGACCCTTGAAGTCCTCATCAAAATAATAAGAACTTCGTAAATAGTCAAACATCCCCATTATGCTACTCCATCAGCACTATCTACCCACTCACCTTTAATCTTGGGTTCACTGCCAAAGTTCTTTTCGTATTGAGCATCGATCTTTGCCCATTGAGCATCACGCTCTTTAAAGTCCTGGTATTTCTTCTCCAGGTCCTCATCCATGGTCAATTCATACTCTTTACAGACCTTACGCTGTTCGTCTTCACTCACCATATCATTGAAGACCAATGACATAGCACCAGAACGGATAGATTTGGGATCCATACCTACACAGAGCATGAACTTCTCAAAGAGTTTGAAATACTGTTTGGCACTCAGATCCGCAGCAGGTGCAGTGATCAGGTAATGTTCTTCAGGGATGAAGTCATCATCAGTCCAAGATGATGTCCCATAGGTTGGTTCGAATGTTGCATCAAACTTAAATTGTACTTCTGCTTCGTAGGTCATGGTGCCCGATTGACTATAATAGTATTATACAGTAAAAAGCACCCCGTGTAAGGAGTGCTGTGACAGTTGTGGAAGTGGTCATTTGATTTCCTCCTGTGGGCGCATTGCTTTCAACTTTTGATCAAAACGACGAATGACTTGAATGTCAGTCCCTGGTTCTTCCATGCACTGCTCCCAGACATGAATCACCTGCTCCAACTGCCAATCGGCACCAGCTCTCATGCAACCCTTCCAGTCATTCGTCTTCGTCGATGCTTTATCATCAATAGCACGGCAGATTTCGTCAGTCAGTGGATGTTGGTCAGTCATTAGTTGTTTGCTTATGAAGTCATTATACAATAAAAAAGCACCCCGTGCAAGGAGTGCTGTGACGGTTGTGGAAGTGGTCTTATCTACTTCTATATGCATCTTCATCATATATTGATCCCCACCAAAAGTTCTTCAACATTCTAGTAACACATAAATCAAAATGCTCTCCGTCTGGACCACACTGCCCCATACCAGACCTTTCATACTCAGCACTAAATTCTTTCTTTCCATCTACCATAGATTCCTTAAGATGGGGAGAACGACATACTTTCTGTCCCCTAATTTCATAGTAATAGTAGCATCTAGTGCAATTTTTTTTAGGATCAGAATTAAGCATGATGTTTGATGGGTATGAAGTCATACTACAATAAAAAAGCACCCCTGTGAAGGAGTGCTGTGACGGTTATGGAAGTGGTTTACTTAGAAAGTTTCTTAGCAACTTTACCTGCAACTTTACCTATAGCACGGGCAGCTTTTACTGCAATTGATTTTCTTTTATTGGTTGTGCTGGTTGACTCAGATTTTTTTGGTTCTTCTTTCTTTTTAGATTTTAATTTTGGATCTAAACCAAATGCTTGTGGTCTACCCTTATAAGTGTCACTTCCAGTTTGATTATCTCTAATTCTATCCATCGTTCTTGTGGTCTTCTGAGCCCTTGCATTCATTTTTGATCGTTCCTTAGGACTAGTAAATGTTTTATCGGACATGGTTTTATTCATTTTCATAATTCTACGAGCTCGTTTACTATTCAATTCAGTTTGTCTTCCTTGAATCTGACTTCCAGATGCTTTATCTGCTCTGTCCATACCAGCAGAAAGTCTATCCTTTTCCCTTTGAATTTTTCTTGATACTTTTTTCTCTGGGAATGATTTGAATGCTTCATCAAGAATGAAATCTACATCATCTTCATCCAACTCTTCAGACATTAAGCAAAGTGCTTCTTCTAAAGTATCTACCAATTCCTCTTCAAAAATATAATCTAAAACAATATCAAAAATATCATAATCTCCACTCTCTTCATAAAGTTGCTCACCCCTTTCCCTAACCTTTCCTTGAAGTTCTTCAGTAAGTTGCTGCTGATTTTCAACAACTTCCAAATATGCTTCTTGAAGGTTACGGAGTTCTTGTGAATTCATTTTTTTTTTAACTTCCATAGATTTATTTATAAAAAAGCACCCCGTGCAAGGAGTGCTGTGACGGTTGTGGAAGTGGTCTTATTAAAGGTTTAGTGGGTTTCCTTTAATAAGGATTTCTCTTATTAAAAGTTAGAGTGCGTTGCCTTTTGGTAACTATTCATAATAATCAGTTCTTCCATTTTTTGATAGATTTTCTTTCCACCATAAAGGTTGTAGATTTGTATAATGACATGCTTCTTTGAATTGTTCTGGATCTTCAAGGTCAAAAGAACATAAGGGTTTAATGTGATCCAAGTGCCATCCAAATTGAGAATGGTTTTCCCAAGTCATTCCAGGCTCAAATTGAGATTCAATATGTTCAACCAGTTGTTCCGTGGTACAACCAAGATTTTCTATGTAACTATCTAGTTTTTTATGTCCTGTCCTTTTAAGATGGCTGTTAATTCTATTGCGAATTGACATCTTCAAACGAAACTGAACATCATTATAGTATCGTTCCATAGATCTTTCATTAGTTCTTTTAACAACCTCTGGTTTTGAACGATACTTCTTATCATCTCTAGACTTTTGTTCCTTATACTTTTTTGTTTTTGATCTTGGTACTCTCCAAGTTTCATGAGCACATTTTTTGCAATAAGAT